TTTAGTCGGGAACATAGAACCAATGACATCGTAGGTGTGATTGGTAATAATAAGTGGCACTTGTGCCTTGCCAAGTTTCAATGTTAAGACTCTGAATGCCGCCTTAACAATTTGTGATCTTGTCATATCTCTTGTTTCTTTTCCTGCCTCGGTATCTTCCATCTCTTTTGTTGTCGATAACATACCTAGACTATCTAAGACGAGCAACATAGGTTTCCTATCTGAAACATCTTGCTCAATATATTTGTCTAACACTCTAATTGCTTGGTGTCTGAATTCTTGTACTGTGGTTACTGGCATAATAATCATACGAGAAGAATCAATACCTCTATCTTCGATCATATCTTTTGTCAATGCAGATTCACTCTCAAAGTAAATAACACCAGCGCCTGGATTTTGTTTTAGAAAATTATCTACTACACCTAATACAAAGAATGTTTTACCTGTAGCACTCTCACCAGCAAGAGCAGTAATTTTGTTTGCAGGTAGACCACCGTGAATGGTACCTGATAATAGTCCATTGAATATATAACTTCCAGTATCTATGAAGTTTGAGACATCACCAGCCTCAACACCTTCAGATACTATACTGGCATATTCATTACCAGTTTCTTTAATAATTTGTTTGAAAAAATCAGTCATAGTTCACTCCCGAATAATAATATATTATAACATATTTATAAGAAACAATCAAGCAAAAAAGCCTTCTAGTGTAGATTTTCTTGAATCTTTAAACAGGTCTAAATCTTTGTCGCCAAAACACCAAACATTCTCTATGAAAATCATATTCATAAATTCTGCTTTTTCTTTTTCATCTTTAAATAGTTTATCTGATTTAGGTCTTTGCATAATTCTCATACCAATTTGACCTAGAAATTTATCTTTCAAATGTTTTACCAATTCATCACTTGACCTATATCTCTTACCTTTGATCTTAGGATCCATAATATTACAAAACATAAATCTAGATACTTTCATACTCTTTTCTGCAACTGGTAAATAAAAATCATCACGCCATTTCTCATACTCATCAAATTTAAACCAAGATTGATTCTCTTCTTTATCACCACCCTTATTATATTCTTCAGTAGAAAAATAAGGTGGACTTGTAAACGCAACATCTATATCAGGTAGTTCATCATATGGTAAATCTTCAGCACCACAATTCCATATCTTTACTTTTTTAGGTTTAGGTAATAGGCTATTATAATAATCTATTTGTTTCATATATCTTGCATATGTATTGGGATTAGGATCGCAACCATAATACTCTTCGGCATTACTCGCAAAGAAACCTGCAAGTCTATCGCCCCAGCCACAACTTGTATCTAGCACTCTCTTTGCTTCAGTCATTTCATACACACACTTTGCAACAATAGGTTTAAATTGTGTTGCAATATATGTACCCAATCTAAAAGCAGATAGATAACTTGCCTCATCTAGTTTACCACCTCTAAACTCTTCTTTACCTTCTACAACAACTTTCTTAACACCATTGATACCTCGCCACATAGGACCAAAACACTTCCAGATATCTTTTGCAGTACCGTTTTGCCAGACTTCTAATGGTGCTCTAAACCCATAACTTGAGCAAGCCAGTCTTAGGTCTTGATGAAAGTAATTACTTACATTGTTAAATGTACTCGGTGCGTCTATGATACCTAGTCCATATTTACTAAATGGATATTCAAGATCATCATATTTCTCAAAGATTTTCTTTTCTACTTGCTCAATAGGTGAGCAATAGGAACTATAATCAACCTTCTTCAAGGATGAGAAGGTATCACGCACATCATGTTTAGTAATTGGTTTAAGCGGAAACTCTGGTCTTACTTTGGCAATATATTCTGCAAGTGTCCAGCGAAAGACATCACGCCCAAATTCATTAGTATATCTATCGAATGATTGATTGTCTAAGATAGGTAGTTTTACCTCGTTAGCGTGTTGCTCTAGGCGTTTAAATAGTGTTTCATTTAACATTCTTTAAAAACAATTCAACTCCTTTCTTACAATTCTCTTCCCATTGATCTGCATTTCCTTCATCTGAAATATACTTAAAACATTTAAAAGGTACATCAAAACTTTTACAGACAACTGCCAATGCATAGGCCTCCATATCTGCCACATCATATTCAGCAGTAAACTGACTATCACCTTCCCAAAAGTTATCACCTGTACCACAAACAAGATTGCTTGGTAGAACCAGGCCTGTTTCTATTGCACCTTGACCAAAAGGTGTTTCAAATTGATCGAACCCTAAGGGTGTAGCATCCATATCTCTTTGTATGAATTTTTTAATCTCATATATTTTACCGACTTCAACTCTTCTAGAACACTTGGCTGCTGTACCAAAGTTAACAACCTGATTAGGTTTGTTTCTCATAATACTTTCTACCATAACCCTAGTGGCATTTATTTTACCAACGCCTGTTAATTGTATAGGCCATGGCAAACCCTCCACTTCTTGTTGTAATGCAGCTACTATAATCATACGCCCTTGACTGACTCAATTCCTTTTTCTGGACATAGATATTTCCAACTCACAGGAAAATCTTCTCGCATAAATCTATCTATACCTTCAGCAATAAATCTTGTTTCTTTTTGTGTGTCAGGTTTACATCTTAGATTACATACACGAGCAAATGCATATAAAGTTCCTGACCATATCCATTCAGTCATCATACTTTGTGGTAATACACTTCTTGCTATTTCAGGTGCAACATCAAAGTAAATAAGTTCTCTATATATTTTTGTTGAAGTATCTAAATGTTCTTCGTATCGTTTAATCACTTCAGGTGGTAAGTCAACTAGTCCATCTGAACCTTGTTTAGAATCTTTAGGTCGACCTCGCCACTCTTGTACCTTTTGTATTTCAGGTTCATCTGAAACATATCTTCTTGAGACTTCATTCCAAGATAACCCTACTTGATGTTTTACTAATTGTCTTGCGACATATAAAGGTGCCTTAATTCTAAACTGTGCTGAAGCGTGTGCAAATGGTGACCAGTGGTCGTGTGCTACGAGATACTTAATAAGTTTTTCATCCTTATCAGTCATCTCTTCAGCAATTTTAGAATACGAAACTCTGGCCGCATTTACTACGGATAGATCACTACCCATTTTATCTAATCGTTCTACTTTCATATTCTCCTCTTTCTAAAAAATCTTCGCCATAATGCCGATCTAGTCATTGACACCATAGTAAATATCAATGCAATTTGAAAGTTCTCAAAGATTGTAGGGTGTAGATCAAACAATGGAAATATTGTTATCTGAATTACAATAGATAAAAAGAAGCCACTACCTACATCTATCATACTTTCTAATACATCACTCATCCGAAAAAACTTTCTAGTGAGGCTTGTCGTTCAAAGTTCCACCCGATTGCACTCACTATAAATCGTAATGGATCTAAAAATGATTTCTCGAATTGAGCGTCATAATCTACATACTGTTTTAAACCAAACTCTCTAGGCAGTTTAGTTGGGAAAGATATAACATCATCTTTAAATGGGTTAGGCATTTTCAATGTTAAGAATTTAATCTTATCACCTTCTTTAATAGTCTCATACTTATTTAGCAATTTACTATCTTGTCTTAAATTTAGATTATAGATCAATGCACCTTTCACATGGCGAGGGGTACTCTTTCTATAAATGTGTGTATTATCTTGATACTTCAAAAGACCATTAACACTTCTTGGGAAAGATACTTCTTCAACAGGCAGTTCAATAAATTCTTTTTTGAAGTCATCTATAAATTCTATCAAAGCATTTTCATCTTTAGTCATTATAACTGTTAGAGCCTCTTTGATTTTATCTCTACACGCCTTTGGTGTTGATGATTTGACTGCCTCAATACCCATTATCTTTAGTTTAGGTTCATCATAATCAACGCCTTCAGAATTATATACATTCAAAATATATCTTTTCTTTGCAGTCCAGATACCTTTGTTAGCAATCACTTCTTTATCCATCACCATCTTTTGTTTGTAAGCGTGTGTGTAATCAGCCAACTCTTGATACTTCTCATCAATATAAGGTTTAAGTTTCTGATCACAAAATTTATCTAGAATATTTACAGTCTTTTTGATATCATCACCAAGACCCATTTTCTTAACAACATCACCCATACGAATATAGATTGAGTCTGTATCTGAAGCAACAACATAATCTATCTTTTCAGTTTTCAATAACTTATTAAGATATTCATTGACTCGTCTTTGTATAAATCGAATCGAATATTGACCTGCAAGTGTGATACCTTCAGCCTGTCTTACATCATAGTACCGACAATACTTATTACCGATAGCACCATAGGCACTATTCAATGCAATCTTTCTTGCCATTTGAATATTGTTATACTTAGAAATATTGTTGATAATAGTTTTATTACCTTTATCTTTTTGTTGTTTCTTTTGTTCAATGATCATCAACTTTTTATATTTACTTCTATCTGTATAATACTTCTCCATCAACTCACCTAAGAAACCAGGTTTGTCAGTTCTAAATATCGCACCGTTAGGTGTCATAGTTCTTTTATCAAATGCAGAAAAGTCAACATCACCTTCAAGCATTCTATCTACACTTGCAAGTTCAGGTTGAAAACCTATAATAGTTTCTGGCGATATATTATATTGCATAATCAAATGTGGATACAGACTGTTCAAATCATAACTCACAACCCAATCGTGAAAACCTACAATAGGATCTTTTACATATGCACCTTCATAACCACGAGCACCTTCGTGATCTATCTTTTGTGGAACAACAATACCTTTATCTTTTAAGAAATTAAATATGATTGCATCCCACATGGTCACTTGTTGGAATACTTCTTGAAAGTTTACCTTTGCCTCATAGGCCATAGT